CAACAACTACTACAACTACTATCCCTGAAGAAACTATTTCTACCACTACTTCAACTACCACTACTACTACAACTACGACAACTGTACCTACTTATGAACAAGCTACAGATATAGAGTTACCTGAAGATGAATTAGACCTTGATGGTAATGAAATAGAGAACAATATAGTTATTGATGATAATTATGATGGACAGTTTGGTTGTACAGATTTTTGTATGAACTTACATTATTTTCAACATGGTAACGATAGTGAAGATTACACATTTATATTACCTGAAACTACAACAGTAGAAGAAGAAGAACTAGACATAGAAATATACCAAGTAGGATTTACTATAGGTGCATTAAACAATGAAGGTACAGTTACCTATACACATACAGATGAAACTACACAAGAGAATACACTAGATGCTCAAAGTAACTCTAACTTAGGCACTATGTGGGAAACAGTGGTTTATAATATTTACGATACTTTAGATACCTTTATAGAAAGTTTTACTATAACAATTAATGATTGGTCATTGTTAGATGACATATCTTTTAAATACATTATGCCTACTACAACTACTACCACTACAACAACTACTACAACTTTGCCTCCACCACCACCTGAGCCACCTCCTCCACCACCTGAACCTGAGAAATTTGAGGTTGTAATGGAAGATGGTTCTGTTGGCGAGTATCAAGAACACGAGTTAGAAGATGGCACAGTAGAGCGTGACAATGAACGTAAAGCTAATGAAGATAAGTTTGGTTGTTATATGACTAATGCACAAATAGAGCGTGGTGATTGTGATATTATTAAAGAAGATGAAGAACAATACGATACCGAAGAAGAGTTTTACGAAGATGATGATATGGTACTTAAACTGGAGTTTGAAGATGAAGTGGAAGAACTTGAACCTATTAAGGAAGAAGATATTGTTGAAGAGGAAATTGAAGTTGATGTTAAAGAGTTTGAAGAAGAATTTGACTTTGAAGAAATTATTATTGAAATACCAGACGAAGTAATAATTGTTATAGAAGAAGAAGTTATAGAAGAAGATGTTGTCGTAATTATAGTTGAGGAGGAACTAGATGAAGAAATTCAAGAAATTACAGAGGAAGTTTTGGTTGAGCCAATACAGGAAGATGTTAAAGAAAAAATTGTAGAACTTACTGAAGAAGAAGTAGCTGTTAAAGTTGCTGAAGTTGAAGAAATTATTGAAGACATTGTTATAGAAGAAGTTACTACTGAAGAAGTTATAGAAGTTATAGAACAAGTTAACGATATTGGCGTACAAAATTTAGACCAAGCTACTGAAGAAGTACAAGAAGTTGTACAAGCTGTTGTTGAAGAAGCAATAGAAAATGTACAAGATTTATCTGAAGAACAAGTTGCAGTTGTTGCAGAAGTATTACAAGTAGAAGAAGATGATGTTGAGATTATTGCTGAAGCAGTTAAAGAAGATGAAGTTGTAGCTGAAGCTGTAGAAGAATATGTAGAACGTGCTGTAGAAAATGCAGATGTAGAAAACTACACACTTGCTGATGTTGTAACAGAAATACAATACGAAGCATTCTTAGAAAATCCAATAGAAACATTTGTAGATTTAGATTTTGAAGGTATAACACTAAGTAACATAGGAGATGACATGACTAATGACCAAAGAGAAAAAGCACAAGAAGTTGTAGTGCCAGTTATTCTGACTAGAATAGCTAGTATGGCGGCTTTTGTATTTAGGAGAAGTCTATGATTAACAAGCTATGGAACTGGTTTGTCAAAGCAATAAAAGAAACACTTAACCTTAGTTGGACTTTGGTTGGTTTAGTTATTGCTACGCTTACACTTACTGGTTCTGCACAACAAATTACAGGACTTGCTACTATAATTACATTAGCTGTTTGGTTATTAACAATCAGTTTTAGAGACTAGGAGATAATATGGATTGCTGCGGAAGCGGTTGTTGCGGAGATAAGTAGTGAAACTACAGGTGGTACGAACACAGTTCGGTAGAGACGCAACAAATGGTTTACTATTTATTGATGGTTTATTTGAGTGTTATACGCTTGAAGACCAATATCAAGAAGTTAAGGTTATGCATGAAACTTGTATACCTGAGGGTACGTATGACGTTAAGTTTAGAACAGTTGGTGGATTTCATGAAAAATATAAGAAGCGTTATGGCAATAGTCACTATGGTATGCTTCATTTACAAGATGTACCTGGATTTACTTATATCCTTATACATGCAGGTAACACAGACGAACATACATCAGGTTGTCTTATAGTTGGTGAAACACAACAAGACCTTGATGTAAGCGAAGATGGTTTTATAGGCAGCAGTGGTAAAGCATATGTCAAGCTATATAACAAGATTGCAAAACAATTACTTATAGGAAACCCTGTAACTATTGAGTATTCTAAAATTAACTTGACAGATAGTGTACAACAATCTGACAATACACCTGTACAGTTAGATGACGTAAAAGAGAAATTACAAGAGATTAATGGAAATGTTTTAAAGTTAGATGCTAAAATAGATGGCAGAAATATTATATAATGGCTAAGAAAAAGAAAACATACAAGGTATCTAGCAAACCTAAAGTTGCGGCTATGAATGAATACATTTATAAAAACATTCGTGAAAGTGATTTTAAAGTTAATAGACCTGGTAAGCCAAAGAAAATATATAAACAGCAATTAGCTAAACGTACAAATTTAAAAGTATATAAAGCGTCACCTGCAGAGTTAGCAAGGTCTAAATATAAAGGACCTAAATTTAGTAAACTTCCAGGTGCAAGTAAACCAATGCCTACTACAGTTGCAAAAGGTTTCAAAGTTGGAGACCCAAATTATACAGTAAGAAAACCATATGCTCCACCAAAAGGTTATGTAGCTCCAAGTCAAATGCCTGTAAAAGAACAAAAAATATTAAAAAATTTTAAACCAACAGGTGCTTTTTACAGAGAAACATATAAAGGTAAAAAATATATTAAAGAATATTATGAATACACAGGTAAACCTAAACCTAAATATAAAAGAGGAACTTCATCACCTTTAAATCAGAAGTTTATTAAACAAGCAAGCAAACCTATGTCAGCAACTGCAAAGAAAGCATTAATTACTAGAGGTGCAAAGGTTGCAGTTAAAGGTGCATCACGTTTAATACCTGGAGTTGGTACAGCAATGCTCGTCAAAGATGTTGTAGATATAACTAAATGGGCAAGCAAGCAACCTAAAGTTAAAAAAGCAAGTAAAATTTACGGAACTCAAGCAAACAAAATTTATAAATATAATAGATAATGTTTGTTAGATTTAAAAGAAAAAGAAACCAAGATGGCACGTTCAAGAAGGACGTTGGGTGGACACCTTGGAATGAAGCATGGGAGTATAAGATGAGTGCAGACCTTAAAGATATGTTAGAGAGAACCGCATGGACCTTCGTAGAAGCGTTTATTGGTGCTTTAACAGTAGCCCCTCTTGTTGGTGTAGAAGCTGAAACACTTCAGTTAGCTGCGTTAGCAGGTGGTGGAGCCGCATTAGCTGTTGTAAAAACATATGCTAAGAAGCAAATTACTAAAGGTAGCGTCAACCAAGTTAGTAAATAATGGCTCAAAAAAAACCTAAAATGCAAAACGAGGATAAAGCTAAGAAAAAGATTATCCAAGAATTACGTGTTGCTGACGAAATGCGTAAAGCTAGTAAACAATTATTAGCTTCAGGTACAGCACGTGAAAGTTCTTTAAGACAAGCTAAAAGATACGCACGTTTAAGTAATGAGTTAAGCATGAGAGCTGACGCTTACTTATCAGCGTTGAGACCTTTAAAGAAAAAGTATAGTTCTATAAGTAAAAGATACGGAGATTAATATGCCAATGTATAAAACTGGTAAGAAAAAACGCTATTCTTCAAAGCGTAAAAAAGTAAAGAAGTAACTTATGGCAATCGTTTATCGTGGAGAACGTTTTGCAGGTTACAACAAACCAAAGAGAACACCTAAACATAAGACTAAATCACACGCAGTACTTGCGAAAAAAGGTGATACTGTAAAGTTAATTAGATTTGGTCAACAAGGGGTTCGTGGTGCAGGTAAAAATCCTAAAAGTAAAAAGGATAAAGCACGTAAGAAGTCTTATTACGCACGTCATAATGCACAAGATAGAAGCCCCGATAAGTTATCAGCACGTTATTGGTCACATAAAGTAAAGTGGTAATATACTATAGAAAGAGGTATAAATGAAAGTTAAAGGTGTTGATGTATCTAAGTTAAATAAAAGACAACAAGGTGCATTAAAAAAACATGCTAAACATCATACAAAAAAACACATGCAATTCATGGTTAATAGTATGCAACGTGGTTCTACTTTTACAAAAGCACACAAAGCTGCACAAAAAAAAGTAGGAACTTAATGGCTAAAGTATCATGGGTTTGGGGTGGTAAAAGACATACAGGAACTCTTATTAGAGAAACTAAAACTCATAAGTTTGCAAGAACTAAAAATGGTAAGATTAAGAAGATTAAAAAATGAGTAAGAAAAAACCTGCACGTAAACCTATCAATGCTAGTACCAAAAAAACTTTACAAAATAAAGCAAAAAACTCCAAGTACACATACGGACAGCTTGCTCAAGTTTACAGGAGAGGGCAAGGAGCATACTTATCATCAGGTAGTAAGTCAGCTTCCATGGCTGCTTGGGCTATGGGGAGAGTTAATAGTTTTATTAGGGGTGGTCATTCTCAAGATAATGACATAAAAAAAAGTTCACGTGCCAAAAAGAAAAGTTAAATATGAAAAAGGCGTACCTGCCAAGTATCTTAAAAATAAAAAGAATAGCAAATCATCTGTTGCTAAAGAGATTAAAGACACTGCTAAAGCGTATAAGCAGGGTCGTTATATAGATTTAAAAAAGGTTCAAAAGAGTAGAGCTACAAAGAAGAAGTAGGTTCTCGTTGCAAATATCCCATTAGTAGTTCTCTATACGCTACGCTAGTACCAACTCTTTGTCTGCCGTCATAGATATCGTGATGATGTTTACAAAGAATAGCTACATTATCTAGGTCAAACTTACGTTTCTTACTACCACCCATACCAATTCCTTTTATGTGTGCTAGCTCTAACCATTTATTATCCGTGCAGTATGCCCACTCACAGGCGTAATTAGCCCTTTTAAGAGCTACTTCTCGCATTTCTGATAGATTGTCCGTCATCTTGTAAGAACTTCGTACAGAGTGTATTTAACAGTTAGTTCTTCTTCGGGCATAATATCTTTATCAGTTACAAGAGCTTTGATTTCTCTATCTACGTATTTGTATTTACAGTTAGGAAACTCGCTATGGTTTAAAAAACCACCTAATGGTGTGCGTACCCACCCATGTTTGAACTTGTCATGAGCTACGTGCGTTACACCTATGACTGTATCGTAAGGTATTATGTCTTGTGCGAATATACCAAAACCCTCTATTGTACTTTCTGCTAAGTAAACAATAGAGGGTAAAGGTTTATATTCTTCTTTCATAAATGTCATATTAGTTTATTAGCTTTAAACCAAGAATTTGTTTGAGTGCCACTATCATACTTAGCCATGTGTTCATTCATGTATTTAAGTATGTCTTCAAGACTATCAAACGTAACTTCTCGTATACTATCGTATTTAGTTTCCATGTCATTGTCTGTCCACATCTTTGACATTTCTTCTAACTTAGCTAAATCAGTAGTAAAGCAACTGTATTTTTGTCCGTCCTCAAAATAAACTAATTCGTATATCTTCATGACGCTTCCTTATTTACTAGCTCTACTTTGTGTAGAGTAGATGTATTTACATTACGCATGTATTTTTCCTGCAGTATGTCAAGTGCTTTTGTCATGTCATCTGCTTTGATTGTTTTACGAAATACAATTTCAAATGTGTAATCGTTCATTAGTATTCTCCTATATTGTGTGGGTCTATCTCGTCATACCATATTGTTTTACAACAAGTTTCACACCACAGTTTTTCGTCACTTGCACCATTATGGTCGTAAAATGTAACTAACGTTTTAAGATTGTGACTATGAGTTTTTGGCATAAGTCACTCCTAAAATAAACGCAGTTAACGTAAGTATTACTATCTGTAATATTTCATTCATATGCATTCTCCTATTTCTTCTATTGGTACTAAGACACCTTTACTTGCGTTGTCATCACCACCAATAGTTTTGTTATTCCAATGTTTACGGGCTAATGCTTTCATACGTTCAATAGGTACAATGTAAACCATTACTATTGTTTCATCTTCACGTATCAACATCAATGCCCAAAACTCTGCTTCTGTTACAGCTATGCCACTAGGTTTACCACGACACTCATATTCTACAAAATGATTGCCTGTAGTTTCCCATATGTGACGTTCTGATTTTACTTCTATACGTTTACCTTCAAAAAATTCTTTGAGAGTTTCTTCCATTTGCATACCTTTGGCAAGGTCAATGTCAAACTTATTTGTATAGTTATTCTTCTTCTGCATTGTCACGTGCTTCAATGGTTGCGTCAAAGGATAATACAAACTCATCAAGAAGTTTATTTACTTTGTTAACATTAGGTGGTTGTACTTCTAAAGTTTTAGTGTACTTAAAACCACCACACGCATTAGCTAAACTAATAGCCCAATCTTGCAGTTTTTTTGGGTCTGAGAAAATACTCATTCCAACACCTTTCACTTGATGACCAATGGTGCCACCCGTCATTGTAAACTAACCAACTAGCTACTTTGGTTGACACGTATGGGTCATATCTATTACTTGTTATCTTGAGCTTAGGTGTAAGCCAAGCCCAAGTATTGTCATTGAATTGCCACAAACCTACATCTTTTGTACCATTTGTGTTTACACCTACTGCAGTTTCTCTACCTGAACTTTCGCAATATATTATCAACATAGCTTTCAATATATCTTCTACTTCAAAGTGTTCTTCTACAGTGGGATACCACTCAATAACGTGTTCTACTTTTTCTTGCGTATCAGAACATAAAACATAATTATCCAAATTTACAGGTGTAAGTGGAGTAGTTACTGCACATGCAATAATTAGTTCTATCATTCTTCTTCTTGGTATTTGGGTTTTTTGTATTTAATACCTTTAACATGTAATGAGTATGCAACACAGAACTCATCTAAGTCTTTAATATTAAAACACACAAGCCCCTCGCTTGTTCCATCAGGTTTTGCAACAAATACAAATGGTCTATCATCATTGGGTAAGTTAGTATCATTTTGCTCTTTAGCTTTTATGTACCTATTCCACAATGTTTGTACTTGTTTACCTGCCTTGACTTCAACACGAATGAACGCTTCATTCCAACCTTCTTCGTGTACACGCAGGTGATGTAACTTTGGCTCTGGCATTTGTAACTGTCTTAATGCTTCTAGTTGCTTACGTCTGCCTTTGCGTTTGTTACGTGACCCCTGCTTTTTGTAGTCAATCTTTTTAGCTACCAAATCCCCATTCCTTTGGTAAGTCATTGGAGTTTAGCCACCAAGATTTACGCCATTTACCTGTATGTGCTGAACATTCATCAGGTGAACGCCCTGAACATACAAAGTCAGGACTTTTATCGGACTTCTTATCGTGTCTGTTGTCATAAACCAAATTGTTACAGAACGGACATGTTAAATCTGTTCTAGGTCTTTGGTTATTCTCTACTACTTCCACGACACCTCCTAATAATTTGTCTGCTCTATCAATAACGTCATCATCATCACTCACAGAAGCTACTGTGCTTGATAACCCTAATTCTATTTTAGATAGGTATTGGTCAATATTGTTGTTTGTCCACATAGATTTGTTACCGAATTTCTTTACCTTTGCATAGTTTTCTGCTAGGTCAAGAGCAAAACTTGCAACCTTTTCATCAACCCCCTCAAACATCTTATCAACAGTTTGATTAATAAATTTTACTTTATCATCAGCAGGTTGAGAGGTATCACTAAAAGGTGCTTCGTCCTTGCCTATATCTTCAATAGGTCTTGGTTCTACAGGAGTAGTTTTGTTTTCTTTTCTACGCATATCTACTTTAGTAACCATTACATTGTCTGTATCGGGGTCACTTGTAGTTGCTAGTGCAGTATGTTCTTCTTCTGATACATCAGAACCCGACCATAGTTCTACACCT